TATTCTACAATTATTCTAACACTAGCACCTATACCTTTGGCTATTAAAATCAATGTATCATAAGACGGATTCTTTTTCATATTTAATACATCACTTAAAAACGTATAACTAATACCTATTTCCGAACACAAAACTCGTCTTTTAATTTTTTTATGCTTCATTATCATAACTAAGTCGTTAATTATCTGAACCTTATTACTTTCTAAAATAGGAATTAAATCTGTGTGTTTATTTTTTTTCATTTTTTTAATACTACTTGTTTAAATTTTATTATCTTTGCAAATGTAATACTATTTTAAATACTTTCATTATGAATCTCGATTTTAAATACCAAGAAGAAAAAACCCAACCTAAAGAGTGTAGAATAATACCACTACACCCATTGCAAGTAAAAGCAATAAATTTAGAAAAACATGTAGAAGAATTTATTGCATGGAGACAGGTAGCCAAAAATACTGCAATGAATTATCGTTCTGTTTTAAACAAAATGTTAAAAGAGTGTGGTGAGCCATTAAACTGGAACTGCATCCAAGATTATATTAATTCTTTGCATTATAATTACAAAGAATCTCACGTTTTCAGAGTGTCTAACACTTTAAAGAAATTCTTTGAATATTTAGATTCTCATACTGAATTTGAGAATAAAGTTTACAATAGGCTGTTTATTAAAAAATATAGATATGAGGGTGGAAATAAAGATGTTATTTCAGATAAGAAGTTTTTAGAAATATACAAATTATTCGACTTTAGAAAATCGGCAGATATAAGAGATTATGCCATATTAAAACTACTACAATCAACAGGAATGAGGGTAGGAGAGCCATTTCGTATTAAGATAAGCGACATTAAGACTATTAGTGATGCTTTTGGCAATAACTACACAATAATAGACAGTACACAAAAGGGTGGCAGAAGATTAGTGTGTAGAGTACACGATGGCACATTAAAAGCCATAAACACCTACCTTAGAACAAGAGGTTTTTATGATAAAAACGAGCCTTTATTTATACAGCATAAATTTCATTTTAATAAAAACGAAAGATATAAACCTTTAAATGTTACAGTATTTTGCAAGAGACTAAAACAATTATTTGAAGCAGTTGGATTAGAGGATTATTCAAGTCATAGCATACGTTATACAGCCGCTTTTAAAACACTTAATGCTACAAATGATGAAACTAAAGCATCGGCAAAATTAGGACACATAAGCCCAAAAACAATCCAATACTACACACATAATTATAGATTAGAACTTAATGCTATTAATGATACCAATATTGAGTTAAATACAAAATAATACCTATGTCAGATTTAAAGTTAGAATTTTCAATATTAGGTGCGATAATCAACGATGAACCCAATAAGGTTATTGCAATTCAAAAAATAAACAAGAAAGAGTTTTTTGAGTATAAAATATCTCAATACGTTTTTTCTGCGATTTATGACTTATTTATTAACCAATCAGAGGTTGATTTTTTTACAGTAAAAGATAGGTTAATAAAGAATAATCATTATCAACAAATAGGTGATGATGTATATAGTGAAATAACAAGCAATACACTTAGTCTTCCAACACTTGAATTAAGGATAGAAGTATTAAAAAAAGACTATTTATATAGGGTTCAAGTAGATGTAGCCAAAGACATTTTAAACAAAGCACAAAAAGGCGAAATACCTCCAGATGAATTAATTTTAGAAGCCATAAATTCATTAGAAAGTTCTTTGTATGGAGAAAATATTGATACATCTAAGCCTGTTGGAATATTATTAAAAGATATGATGCTTGGATTGTTAAATGAATCCGAAAAAGAGTTAGGATACACAACAGGGTACAAAGAAATAGACGATTACTTTACTTTATTACCAGGAACACTGGTTACGTTTGCGGCACGTTCATCGGCAGGGAAAACGGCTTTTTTACTTCAAGTGTTAAGAAGATTATCTTTTTTAAACAACATACCTTGTGCGGTTTTTTCATTAGAAATGAGAGCAAGTGCGTATGTTACAAGAATAACATCTGCTCATCTTAAAATAAATTCGTATGCTTTTAGAAACAATTTATTAGGCGACAAAGATAAAGACAGGTTTCATAATTTTGTTACCACTTTTTCTGCATCACCGCTATTTATAGACGATAATCCCGAATACGATGTACACTCTATTTTAGCAAAGATTATTGTTTTGGCTATAACAAAACACATTAAGGTCTTTGCAATAGATTATCTTACTTTAGTAAAATTACATTATGAAACAAAGCAAACTACTAAAAGCGATGCTATTGGTTATTTTACGTTTGCTTTAAAAAAAATAGCAAGAAAACTAAATGTTACAATAATTATATTACAACAATTAAATAAAGAATTAGACAAAAGACCCAATCCTCGACCTATAATTGGCGATTTAAAAGATTCAGGTTCTATTGAGAATGATTCAGATGTAGTTGTTTTGTTTTACAGACCCGATATGTACACTCAAAATATTTTTGAAGCAAGAAGTAAAGATGAAAGAGATACATACGGACATTTAGAGGGTAAATATTTTTTGTTACATAAAAACGGAAGAAATATAACTCCAATTGAAATGTCAAATAAATGTGAAGTTATTGTAGCAAAAAACAGGGAGGGAAAAACGGGAAGTTTATTTTTTGATTTTATAAAAGGGTATGGGGGTTTTGATTATAACAATGAATTATCGTCAATTTTAAATAATAAAAAAAATGAATCAAACACAAACAACACAGACATTGCATTCTAAGGAATATTACAACAAAGAAAGAGGTGTGTATATAGAGCGCATACCAGAGAAAGATGAAGAATGGCACAAGAGGAGAAGTAATGGTATTGGAGCTTCTGATATAGGCAGAATACTTGGTCTTAATGATTACGAGGGTGGTAGTTGTATAGAGATTTTTTATGAGAAAATAGGGTTGAAACCTGCCTTTAGGGAATCTAACAAATACACTTTTTGGGGGCATCAACAAGAAGAGTTAATTGCAAACGCTTGGAAGTATTATGACGGCACTAAAGATTCTTACATTTTCAACTATGAAAAAAACAATAAAGTTAGAGATTGTAGAAATGTACACGGAGTTTTATCTAATGAAAAATATCCCCATTTATTTACGAACATAGACAGGTTAATAACAAAAGGCTGTTTTAAATTAACCGATGGTACAATGTTGGAAGATAATGGAATTTTAGAGTGTAAAACAGGGTCATCTTGGGTTGCCAAAAAATGGCAAGAGGGTATAGACCCCATGTATGTAATGCAGGTCCAGCAACAATTAATGATAATGGGTTTAGAATACGCAGAAATAGCCTTTTTAGAGCTTGACAATAGGGAGTTGTGGGTTTACCCAGTCGAAGCCAATAAGTCGCTTATATCTCAAATAGAAGAGCAATCTTATGTGTTTTGGTATAAAATGGTTTTACCTGCCAAAAAATTAGTAGCGGAACGAGAGTTAGAACTCAACAGAGGAAACATGGATGCGGTAAGGAAGATAGAGTACGAAATACAAAAATTAGAGCCTTCTGCCGATGGTTCTGAACGATATAAAGATTTTATGAACCAAAGGTGGTTATCTGAACCTGATATTATAAAAGCGGATGAAAGTCAACTTATAAACGCATTAGAGTTGAAATACTACAAAGAATTAATAAAAGAGTTAGAAAGAGATGTAACACTAAAAGAGAACATTATAAGGCAGTTTATGGGCGACAATATCAATATATCTACAAACAAAACGCCTGATACATTGGATTTTGATGAATATGGTAAAATAACATGGAAAACAGAGGGTAAAAATTTAGACAGAAAGGTATTAAGAACTATTTCGTTTAAAGGCGATGTTTCTGATAGTATTTTGAAGTCAAAAGAACAAATTAACAATAACAAACCAAAAATTTAATTATTATGGAGTTTAACTTAGAAAACAAGGAACAAGTCTATATTGGAATAGATGTAGGAGGTTCGGGTGCTATTGCGATAACAAATGGTAGAGAAATACTTAATGTTATAACTAATGATAATACAGATGCAGATTTATCTGAATTTATACAAGAAGCTAAAGATAGGTATGATATAGTTAAATGTATGATTGAGAATGTACACTCAATGCCAAAACAAGGTGTTTCATCTTCTTTTAAGTTTGGAGAATCAAAGGGTTTTTTAAGAGGACTTATAGTGGCACACAAAATACCATTTGAAGAAGCCAGTCCTCAAAAATGGATGAAACATTATGGATTATCAGGAAAGGGTTTTGATAGCAAAACAGAACATAAGAACAACTTAAAAAATTATGCTCAACGGCTGTACCCAAATATGAAAATAACGCTTAAAACTGCCGATGCAATTCTTTTAGCACATTACTCTTTTTTAATTAACAACAACCTATACAATAATGAAAGATAACAATACAGCAGAAGGATTGAATGTAAAAACCATAAATGGTAAGCATGGGTCATTTCAGGTATTAAGGGTTTACATACCAAAGTTCAGTAAATGGATAGAAGAAAACAAAGATAAAAACGATTGTATTACTTTGGCGTTATACCCAAGAAGGGAAGCCGATGAATACAACAATACTCATACTCCAAAGAAATTCACTTCTAATAACCAATAATGGGTAAAATATCACAAAACACTATTAAATCAGTTTCGTCTATAAATATTGTAGATGTGATAGGTTCGTATATCCACCTAAAGAAACAAGGTGGTATATATAGAGCCTGTTGTCCTTTTCACAATGAGAAAACGCCATCTTTTATAGTAAATCAAAACAACAACTTCTATAAGTGTTTTGGGTGTGGCGAGGGAGGGGATGTTATTTCTTTTGTAATGAAATATGAAGCATTATCTTTTTACGACACAATAACCACACTTTGTGATAAATACAAAATCGAACTAAAAGAAGATGGAGGTAATGAGTTAGATGCAACCCAACTTGAAACCAATAAGATATTAGAAATAAATAAAGTTACTACTGAATTTTTTACATATAAACTACCAAACAGTTTGTCTCATAGACTGATAAAAGAAAGAGGGTTAAGCGATGAAGTGATTAGTTTATTTCAAATAGGACATACATCTTCTTTATACTCACAACTTTATAAGTACCTTATAGAAAAAGGTTTTACCAATGAAGAAGTATCTAAATATGGATTATGTAGAATTAAAGCCGATAACACTTATTATGATACGTTTAGGGATAGGACAATATTTCCTATACACAATAGCATAGGAAAGGTTGTTGGTTTTTCTGCAAGAAGAAATATTGAAACAATGCAACCTAAATATATTAATACATCAGAGAATAGAGTATTTAAAAAATCAAAAGAGCTTTTTGGGTTGTATTTTGCAAAAAAACACATTACAGAAAAAGACGAAGCCATAGTAGTAGAGGGCGCAACAGATGTTATTTCTTTGTTTGACAATGGTGTAAAAAACACAGTAGGAACACTTGGAACTGCTTTTACCACAGAACACGCTACAACACTAAAGAGATACACACAAAATATTGTTATCTTATATGATGGAGATAACGCTGGATTAAAGGCAACATTTAATGCTTGTGAAGAATTATTAAAAGCAGGTATGAATATTTATATATGTCCTCTACCTAAAGATAAAGACCCTGATAATATTGCAAGGGAATTAAAAAAGAAAACCAATGATTATATACAGTCCAATAAAATAGAGTTTATAAAACATAGAATATCTTTATTAAAAGACTTTAATATAATAGACAAAGTTAAGTTGGCAAAAGAATTAATTAGGATGATTAATTTACATCCCGATAAAATTACAAGAGACATATTACTTCAAACGTACAATAAAGAGTTTGGCTTTAACAATACAACAAAACCAAAAAAACATCACACTGTATTAGAAATAGAGAAAGAAACAAATATAGAACTCCATTTAATTCGTATTATTTTGATTTACCTAAATGAGTGGAATATATTAAACTACTTTAATAATATAGATAAAAATTTTTATCCTGATATGTTTGAAAACAAAAGATGTCTATTGTTTTTTGAGTATATAAATAGTGAAGATTGCGAAAGTTTTGAACTATCTGATTTCATACACAATAAAGATGTTGCTGTGCGTGAAATATCTAATCTTGCATTAGGATTAGATTACAATATAGAAAATACAGAACAATACGACATAGAAAGCACATTGTATTCTTTTGAACTTAAAGTTGCAGAAAGGCTTAAAAACAAAATACTACTAAACCCCACATTGGACTATAAACACAAATTAAAGGTAATAACTAAACACGAAAATATTATACAACAAAACATAATTAAACTAAGTGAAAATAAAAACCAAAATATACTTGCATAATTAAAACATTATACTTATATTTGCACACTATGAATAAAGTTACAAAAAAAATGAACGTTGCACACAAGCATATTGTAGATGCAATGAAAGAAAAAAATATGAGTGCCTACAAATTGGCACCCATATCAGGGTTGACATATCCGACAGTTAGGAGGTTTGTCACAAAGACAAACATCAACATAACGCTGGAGAGTTATTTCAAAATGTGCGTAGCGTTGGGAGTTGATTGAAAAAATTAAATTAAAAACAATTACAATTTAGATGCACAATGAAAGTAACACTAAAAAATAACGAAAAAAAACTAAACAATTAAAGAATTACCGTTTTGTAGTGAAAAATAATTAATATGATACTATGCAACAACACAGAATTATTATGGTAAAGTTAGAAATTACAGAAAAACAAGCATATTTAATTATGCATGCGCTTGACCTTTATAGCAGAATTGGAATGGGGCAATTTGATAAAATTAAAGACCATCCAACCATTCAAAATAATATATGGGATAATCATAGAGATGAGTATCACGATTTTGCAGACAAAGAATTAATGATTGTTAGGAATAAATTATTTGATATAAGTTACGGACTTAATGGTAGTCAAGGAATACATAGTACTAAAATTGATGATACTAACAGATTGGCTTTTGATATAAAACAAGTGATAAGGCATGAGTTTTGGAAATGTGAGCCTAATAGAAGTTCTATGACTGTAGATTCGCATATACATTTTACATCTACCGATGGGGAAAGTTGTAAGATTAAATGTGAAGTAATCAAATGATGTTATATTATTTAACTCACAAATAGACTAAAGTTTAATATGAAAGTAACACTAAAAATAAACGGAACAAAGGAGTTAAGCATCACTCCTGATACGCCATTGGAACACGAGTTTATGGCGTTGATAAAAGAAGCAGAAAAGTATGAAGTGGTCAAAGAGCCGAACTCAAACACATTTATTTTTAAATTAATAAAAGAAATCAATGACAATCCATCCGGCAACATTCGTAACGCTTAATCCTATCGGAAAGATGGAGTATTTGGAGAGCCTAATGCTTCTTGAACGGAACAGACAAAATCCTCCACCGGATAAGATAGATATAGTTAAATTGTCGTTATTTTTAAAAGAAGCGTATCCAATGATATTTACGTTACGAAAAACACGTGACATCGTAGCGTATCGTTTCTCCATTGCTTCTGTCCTTTACAACCTTAAATCTGTTATAGGATTAGGATATAGTGACATAGGCAGGATGCTAAGACGTGACCATGCCACTATAATTTATGCGGTAAAAACTACTGCTAAATGGTACGAGTGTGTAGGTTATGATTATGAGATAGGAATCTATGAAGATGTAAATGCAAGTGTTACTGGTTGGATTAAATCATTTATGTATGGAACGATTTAATGTAGAAGTTGTAAGGCATATTTTGAACCAAGTGAACTACCCACCCACGCCAAAGGCGATGGGTTAGGCTTCAAGGGTCAACGCTCCAACTAGTGTTGGCAACTTACCTTGATTTTTCCTATCCGTTCCAGATAAGATATTTTTTAATGCAAAATTTTTAATATTTATGGCAGCATTTACATCTCGGTCTAACACAGTAGAACAACTACCACAAGTCCATTCACGGTCTTTAAGTGTAAGTTCTTTGTTAATATTACCACAATTAGAACAAGTTTTAGATGATGGAGCGAAACGTCCTATTCGTAGGATGTTTTTACCATACCAATCAGCCTTGTACTCTAACATAGAGACAAAAGTTGACCAACTTACATCATTTATTGCTTGTGCTAAATTGTGGTTTTTAACCATATTTTTCACAGCTAACGTTTCTAAACAAATCGTTTGGTTCTCACGAATTAGTTTAGTTGATGTTTTATGCAGAAAATCTTTGCGTTTGTTTACTACATCTTCGTATAGTTTGGCAAGTTTCTTTTTAGTACGCTTACCTTTGTGTTTTGAATATTTACGTTGTGCATATTTCAGCTTACTTTGTGCTTTGCGTAGGTATTTAGGATTTTCAAAAACTTCTCCGTCAGAAGTGATAGCAAAGTCTTTAATTCCTAAGTCTATTCCTATTGTTGTATTTTCTTCAATAGGTGCTTTAATTGGTATATCTTTTTTAGTATCACATAGTATAGAAACAAAGTATTTCCCCGTTGGAGTAACACTTATTGTTGCACTTTTTATAGTCCCTTTGATTGGTCTGTGCAAAACAATATCAATGCCCTCTTTGAATTTAGGTATTATTAATAAGTTATTCTCTACAATTACATTTTGTGGAATTGAAAAAGATTGCCTATCTCTTTTAGATTTGAACTTAGGGAAACCAGCACCTTTAAAAAACTTTTTAAAAGCGATATCCATATTTTGTATGGATTGTTGTAAGGATTGGCTATTAACTTCTTTTAACCATTCGCATTCTTTTTTAAGTTCGGGTAGTTGCTTAATTAAGTCAAAAGGGGAAAAATTATGTTTAGAGCCTAAATATGCAGTTGTTTTTGTTTCTAAGGCTAAATTATACACAAACCGACTACTGCCAATATGCTTGGCAATCAACTCTTTTTGTAGTTCACTTGGATATAGACGATATTTGTATGCCCGAAACATTAATGCAAATTTATACAAAATTATTGAATTGTCAAAATATTATTTTAACTTTACAAAATGTAAGTGTAAAAGGAGCCGCTTACATCACATCCACACTTCGTGATGAATGTGTTTTACGCTCCGTTATATAAAATATGATAATAGCAATAGATTTTGATGGAACTTTTTTGTATATTTGCAACTATGAAAGTAATATACTCAATACAGTGTAAAATAACTAATAAGCAATACATTGGCAGTGCGTTGAACCATGAAAAAAGAAAAAGAGAACATTTCTATAATTTAAAAAATAATAAACACCCGAATAAAAAATTACAAAATGCTTACAACAAATACGGGGCAGATTGCTTTGAGTTTAAAATAATAGAAGTTGTAAATGATGAAAAAAAACTTATTGAAAGAGAGCAACACTACATTGATAACCTAAAGCCTATTTACAATATTTGTAGGGTTGCTGGTAGTTCATTAGGTCTGAAAAGAACAAATGACACAAGGGATAAAATCAGAGCAGCAAATTTAGGCATTAAACATCCGCAATGGAGAAATGAAATAAAGTCAAAAGCACAAGGCGGAGAAAATCATTGGACTAAAAGAAAAGGGTTCAGCAACAAAAGCAAAAAACAAATGAGTGCAACCCATAAAGAAAAATATAGAAGCGGATATAGAAATCCATTGAAGGGAACAAGATATACAGCAGAAAGGATAGAAGCAATGAGGATTATGTCAAGCCAACCAATTATCCAATATGACCTAAATTTAAACCCAGTAAAAGAATGGAATAGTGCGAAAGAAGCAAAACAATGCGGATTTATTCCGTCAAATATTAGTGCCTGCATAAACGGATTAAGAAAAACACATAAAAAATTTATATGGAAAAGAAAATAACACCTATTACCATCTGCATTGACTTTGACGGAACATGTGTAGCGCACGAATTTCCAAAAGTTGGCAAAGACATTGGTGCTGTGCCTGTCTTAAAGAAGCTTATTGAAAGCGGACATCAATTAGTGTTATTCACAATGCGAAGTGATATAGTTAACCCAACTGGAGAAGATAATGAGCTTCATTTAGAAAGTGGCAACTATTTAACTGATGCTGTGAATTGGTTTAAAGAAAATGAAATACCGCTGTATGGTATACAAACCAACCCAACGCAACACACTTGGACTACAAGCCCGAAAGCATACGCACAACTTTACATTGATGATGCTGCTTTAGGTTGCCCACTTTTGTATGGAAACTTTGGCGAAAATGGAGAAGGATTTTATTTTGATAAACCGCAAGTTGATTGGGAAAAGGTAAAAGATATTCTAATTAAAAACGGAATTATCAATGTGTAACGGCTCTGGGGGAAATAATTATTAAAAGTTTTATTGCGCCTAACGGTACGCAGGTTGCTTTAGTGGCGACATTAACCGATGAACTTAATTGGAATTACAAACTTTAAATAAACGAAAATATGTCAAAGAAGAACGAAACCAAGCCATTGAAGCAACCTGCTGTTACCACCAGTTATATTTGTACTGAATGTGGTGGTGATGCAACAATAGCAATGACAGGGTGGAAAGATAATACAGGCAAGAATTACTATAAAAAAGGAGAAAGATTGTGTATGAGATGTCACAAAAAAAGAACTGGTGTCGGTTTCTTCTTATAATTGGTGGTAACGTTTTGCGGCTTGGCGAAGGCTGCCTAACGTAACCTTTCAAATTTCGCACAAATTTCAATGGCAGCTTTTGCCAAACCGCTGTTACCT